AACGCTGCTGAAGGTTGGCGCGCCACCGATAAGCAGGCCGCCGCGAGGGACCGGCTGATTGACGCGCACATAGCGGACGGAAGCGAGATCCGCACCCTAACCACAGCCCGATCGTGGGGCGACAAGGCCGTCACTGTTACCTGCGTCGCAAGACGCCCAGACAACACCAAATCCGGCTTCCGCGCCCGCATCGGCCCCCGAGGCGGCGTCACGCAGTACGAGGCGCTGGCGATCAAGGATCAGGAGGACTGAGACATGACCAACCCACTCTACGTCATCGGCGCGGCCAACAGCGACGACCCGTGGGTGCTCAACATCCACGGCTACCCCCGCGACGTGAACGCGCAGCGCGCCATCCGCTGGCAGCACCAGCCCAACCAAGCCTTCGATCGGGGCTACTGGCGCGTCGCCGAGATCCGCGAGGGGCAGCTCGTCGATCGCGAGACAGGCGCGGTCTACGAGCCCTCGCGCCGGCCCTACACCGAGGCCGCGTGGGCCGACTTCGTCGATCGCACCGGCCTGCGCATGAACACGTAAAAAAATGCAGATAGGGGGTTGCAATCAAATTTTACGGCCTTATATGTGGGGCATCAACGAAGCACACAGGAGACAACGACATGACCACCAAAATCGTTTACGCGAACGCCACCGAGATCGAGCCGGGCGCTTTCGTCGTCGAAGCCAAGGCTGCCGACGGTCGTTGGTTCCAACACGAAGGGCCGAAGGGCTTCGCCTACTTCACCGCTGAACAAGCCGAGCGTCTGGTGTGGCGCGTCCGCGCGGCCCTGCGCATCGACACCCAGTTCTGGGTGTCGGGCAACGGCGGCTACTATGGCACAGACGCCCACGAGTACGCCCTACTCGAAGACGAGTTCTACGCAGCGTAACCCTCAGCGGGGAGGCCCCGGCCTCCCCCACCATCAACAACGCAGGAGACACGACATGACCATCGACTTCACCGCCACGTACCACGGCTCGATCATCGTCCTCACGCCGCAGACCGACGCGGCGGAGGTGTGGGTCGCCGAGCACTTGCCCGCCGACGCGCAGACGTGGGGTCGCGGCACCGTGATCGAGGCGCGCTACTTCGAGCCGATCTTCGACGGCATCCTCGCCGACGAGCTGACCATCAACTGAGCATAGGGTTTCGCGGGGGCCGTTCCATCCCCACTCCAACCTCGCTGGCAGACCGAGGGCGCGAAAAAAGTCTGCCGCCATCAACAACGCAAAGCAGGAGCACACAACCATGGGTAACCGAGCCACCATCACCACCGCACCGTTCAGCGAGGACAGCGCGTGCATCTACGTCCACTGGAACGGCGGGCGCGAGAGCATCGAGGCGTTCTGCGCCGCAGCCAAGGAGCTGGGCTACCACTCGCCGGGCAGCGACGGCACCTACGCCCTCGCCCGCCTCACCGGCCTCATCTGCACCTTCTTCGGCCTCGAGCGCGACACGTCGGTCGCCCTCGGCACCGTGCGTGACATGATCTCGGCGGGTGACGACAACGGCTGCTTCGTCCTCGGCGGAGATTGGGAGATCGTCGAGCGTCGCGACTGCGAGGGCGTCATCATCGACGACAGCGACTACGAGGCACCCGCGCCAGACCGCCCCTGCGTCAAGATGGCCGAGTACCTCGTCGCGCAGGTGCGCCGCGCTGCCGCTGCGGCGGAGCAGGACTGAGCTTATGGGCAAGGACTACGTCATCACCCTTCGCGTCCGCAACGGGAGGGTCGTCCGGCTGATGCGCGAGCGCGGCTTCACCACGGCAGCCCAACTGGCGCGAGCCGCTGGCGTTAGCCAACAGGAGGTGGGCCGCGTGATCAACATGCGCAAGAGCCCCATCCTGCAAACGGGCGAGTGGCGCAAACCGGTGCTGGCCTTGGCAGGCGCACTGGGCTGCCTTCCCGAGGACATGTTCAACGAGCAGCAGACGACGCGCCCGATCGCGGAGAACACAGTCGATCTGGAGCTGGACGCCAGCGACGTGGCGGCGCTGCTTACAGGCAACCCCGAGGACGCAACGTGGGCCAAGATCGAAGTCGACAAGCTACTCGGGCAAGTCACGCCGCGCGAGCGCGCCGTCGTGCAAGCCCGCATGGCCGGTGAGACACTCGACGACATCGCTAAAGATATGGGCGTCCGCCCAGAGCGCATCCGCCAGATCGAGGCAAAGGCGCATCGCAAGATGCGCCACGCCGCGCGCCGAACAGACAGCAACGTCACCCTTGGGCTGCCCGCGATCGGCATCGTCGCCGGCGAGCCGACCATCAACTGAGCTTATGGGGGTGCGCGTTTCGTTGGGTGCGCGCATCCCCGACCCAACAACTCACCCGACGGAGGACTGAGCCAATGCCTACCAAGAACGTCTACAATCCCAGTGACCACGTCACCAAAGCCATCCTCACCGCTACCCGCGCGTCGCCGGGCATCCGCACTGACGCACTCGCCAGCGAGACGAGCCTGTGTGAGAGCACCATCAGCACCGCCGGACGCATCCTCGCCGAGCGGGGCCTCCTCCGCCGCGAGCGCAAGGGCCGCTTCTATCACTACTACCCCGCAGGCGCGCGTGACGTGACGGTCGAGCCGATCGCGGCGGCGGACATCGAGATCGAGGCGCTCAAGGCCGAGGTCGAGGAGCTGCGCCGCGAGGTCGAGGAGCTGCGTGCGTTCAAGGCGCGTGCACTGGCTGCGCACCCCGAACTCGACGTTGACCCAATCGTCCTCGAGGCGCGCAAGATCGGCTACCGCGCCCTCTTCGAGGCGGGCAACCGCGACGGGGCGGACAATGTCCTCCTCGGCGATGCGGATAATTCGGCCTTCGTGCTCGCGATCGTGGAAGCCTTGCGCACCGGCGCCAAGCAGACGGAGGGCTGAGCCATGGCCCGCCCATACGACAACCAAGTTGCGATCGAGCTAGAACGCCGCCGCACCATGGAGCGCAGCAGCGAGCGCCTACTGGCGGCGCTGCAGGAACAGCACCCGCGCATCATCGCGCACCTCAAGCGCCAGCATAACGAGCGGAGGGCGTAGGCATGGAGATCCTACTCGTCTTCCTCGCCTTCACCCTGTGGTGGGCCCACCGTGCCGATCGGGACTTCGCCGAGCGACACGATCTCTGAGGTGTGGACCCAAAGTAAAAATAGCTATTGCAACCCACACCTACATGTGAGAGAAGGGCTCATCAACAACGCCTACAGGAGCTACCGACATGATCAACTGGCACCAAGAACCCGCCGCCCAAGCCCTTCTCTCGCAGCTCGACGCCTCGCGCGTCAACCGCGTGGAGGTCGTCTCGATCCCCGCCAACTTCTTCGAGTACGTCGGCGCTGACGACGACGCTCGTCGCATCTTCACCAAGCTCGAAGACCTGCGCTTGGGCGCGATCGAGCGCACCCTCGGCTGCTCGTTCAACGAGGCGACCGCCGACCGCTCGCGCCATCGCGAGATCATGGGCGTGCTTGAGGCGGCCCCCGAGGTCAGCGTCGTGGTCGGGGAGGCACTGTGATGGACTTCGAAGAAGACATCATCGCCGCGTGGCGCGTCATCGACCGGCTGCACTTCGCTTCCGGAGACGAGGTGCGCGCACTGCGCCAAGCGCTGATCGAGATCCGCGACAACATTGAGGAGATCCTCGCGTGATGATCAAGATCGACAAGGACGTACCAGTTCCACCACCCACCGAGGGGCGACCACGGAAGTACCCCTTCCCTGATATGGTCGTAGGGGACAGCTTTGCTGTACCGCTGGCAGGTGAGATGCACAACGGGGAAGACCGCGCTGCACTCAAGCTACGCTCAGCAACCACCCAACACACCCGTAGGTATGGCGGCAAGTTTACCGTACGCACCGACCGCGAGGCGGGTGAGGTGCGCTGTTGGAGGGTAGAATAATGACTGAACCGAAGCTGCTGACCGAAGCGCAGGCAATTGAAATGTGGAACCAAGCGCAAAAATCAGCGCCTGCCACTTTCATCGAGATATTCCGCGAGCGAGGACTGATTGCCGAGGAGCCGGTCGATCCGTTGCTGGTCGAGGCGCGGCAAATTATCGCTGACACCTGCGACACCCACGAAAGCAAGGGGCAGTGGCTTGATGGTGTTTGGGATGACGAACAGGAAATGGCCATCGCCCTCGCCGCCCTTCACCGTGGCATGGAACTGGCCCCGCGCAAGGAACTGACGCGGGAGGTGGTGCGGGAGGCGCAGAACGAAGCAAACAAAAGCGGTGCAAAGTGGTGGAGCGTTGAACACATAGACCGCCTCCACGCTGCCCTTCAGGAGCGCCTCAAGTGACCCGCTACATCGAACTCGCCGCCGGATCGCTGGTGCTGCCCGCGTTCCTGATGGTTTATGCTTTGATTTTGGAGATTGTGTAATGCGGTATCCCAACATTCTAACCGCGCGCTGGTTCACGACGAAGGCCGCAGAAGTCCAGTGCCGCGTTCCGCCGTGCGCTTGCGTAGCAGCGCCATACGCTACGCCCGCACACATGGGGGCAAGTTTACTGTCCGAACCGACCGAGAGGCAGGCGAAGCACGTTGCTGGAGGGTGGAATAATGTTTGACGAAGACTTCGACCCCCGTGGGTGCCAAGTCGTCTTGGCGCTGACTGTGTGCTTTTGGATCGCCGTTGGCGCGCTTGTCTGGGCGTGGCTGACATGAGCCGCCGCTTGAGGATGGCCGCATGGCTGGCAGACAATGACGGCATCCCGTTCGAGGTGCAACACCTGTTCGACCTGTCCGAATACGAGGCTCAGGCGCAAGAGATCGAGGACATGAGGAAATGAACGACATCGAGAAGAAGGCTGCTGCCATGATGGACGCGCTTTACTCAGAACTCGTTTGGCCTGACGTGCAGCGATACCCTGCTAGGCGAGTGTTTCCGCCCTTCGAAGCCCTCTGCCGCGCCATCGAGCAGCACGAAGCCTTCCGGCAGGAGGTGAGCGATGCTTTGCGTGAGTGGGGTGTGGTTGAGGACGGGATGCAACTGTCTCGCTTCATCATCGCCGAACCCGATCCGTTGGTTGATGTGTGGTTAGAAGCATTTCCCGGTAACCATGTAGACGATGCACGAGACGAATGCGCCAAGATCAGCGAAGCCCTCGCCAAGCGCGGCGGCAAGATCGTGTGGGAGAACGAGCAATGACCGAACCCAAGATCGTCATGGGGTGCAAGCCCGACCCGACCCGCCGCACCAGTCCGGACAGCGCGTGGCCCCTACGCGGCGCTGACGGCCTGACTTGGGCAGAGCGCAAGGAAAGGAACAAGGAACGTGTCTGACCCCGTGAACCACCCTAAGCACTACACAGCGCATCCAAGCGGCATTGAGTGCATCCAGATCACCGAGCATATGGGCTTCAATCTGGGCAATGCCCTCAAATATATCTGGCGCTGTGACCTGAAGCACGATGCGGTCGAGGACTTGCGCAAGGCGCGGTTTTATATCGACCGCGAGATCGCCCGCCGAGGCGGAACGCAAAGCACCCAAGGAGACAACCAGTGACGCTGCTTGACATCTTCAACCCGTGGGGCGCGCTGGCCGCAGCCCGCCGCGAGACCCGCGAGTACGCGTTGGCACTCGACGGCGCGGCAGACGTGCTGCGCTCACAGAGCGCCACCATGCGCGTGGAAGCAAAGACGCACGCATTGAAGGCCAAGAACCTCGAGGCCGAAATCCACAGGCTTGAACAAGTCATCGCCGAAGGGCACTATCGCAACCCCAAGACGGGCCGCCTTGGCCGCAAGGGTGAGCGTTTCGACGCAGGAGCAGCACATTGACCGATAATCGAGCAGACTTCCTCGCCGCCATGGACGAGGCTGTACAGAAGGGCGGGGGCATCGTTGCCTTCGCCCGGCGCATGGGCGTCACACATCAGGCCATCTACCACTGGCGCAAGCGCGGCTGGGCGCCCGTAGAGCGTGCCGTGGCGATCGAGGCCGTCTTTGACATCGACCGCAACCGCCTGATGGAGCCCAGCCTCGCACAGGCGCTGTCATCGCCCAGAGCCGGCGAATAGCCTTGCTGGGTGGGAGAGGCACAATGTCGAACGTAGTACCGCTGTTCCCGCCGATCGGGGACGTGCGCGTGCCGGAGCCGCTGCGCGAGCTGCCTGCGTGGCTCGTGTGGCGCTTCGAGCAGTTCGCTGGGGAGGCGAAGCCGCGCAAGATCCCCTATTGGGCCGACGGCACGCGCCGCCACGGCACGCAGGGAGGCTCGACCGATCGCGACCGGCTGACCACATTCGTGGTGGCGCGCGACGCGGCGGCGCGGGGAGGCTATGACGGTGTGGGCTTCGCACCTCTGGCCGACTTCGGCTACACCTTCCTCGACTTCGACAAGTGTGTCGACGGCATGGGCAACATCCCCGCCGAGATCGAGGCGATCGCCAGCCGCACCTATGCCGAGTACAGCCCCAGCGGCACCGGCCTGCGCGTGGCCCTGCGCGGCGATCTGGGCAACCACAAGAGCCACGCCACGCCCGAGCAGTATGGCATCGAGACCTTCAGCTCGTCGGGCTTCGTGACGCTGACGGGCAACATCCTGCCCATCTGCGACCTGCTGGGCTACGAGGACCGCATCGCCGACGTGGACGAGGGCACGCGTGCGCTGGCCGAGCGCCGCTTCGGCGCGTCGTCATCGCCCACCGCAGACCCCGACGACTTCATGGCGGGGCGCGAGCCGCGCTTGGGCCTCACCGTCGATGAGATGCAGGGCTACCTGAGCTACCTCGACCCCGGCATGGGGCGCGACCAGTGGCTGCGCGTGGGCATGGCCCTGCACCACGAGACGGACGGAGACGACACCGGCTTTGACCTGTGGGACACGTGGTCGAGCGAGGGGCACAACTACCCCGGCACAGAGGCCCTGCGCTACCAGTGGGAGAGCCTCAAGCCCGCGCCGGGCAAGAGGCAGGTCACCATGGCCAGCGTGATCAAGATGGCAAAGGAGGCGGGCTACGGCGAGCGCAAGACACCCACACCCGAGCAGGTGCTGGAGCGCGTCGCCGAGATCCGCGCCGAGCTGCCGAACAAGTCTGCCAGCCGCTTCGGGCCGGTGCCCATCTTCGACCTCGTCACGGGCGAGCCGCCGCGCTGGATCATCAAGGGTGTGTTGCCCGACGCCGAGCTGGGCATCCTCTTCGGCGCGTCGGGGAGCGGCAAGACGTTCGTGGCCCTCGACTTCGCCTTCGCGGTCGCCATGGGCCTCCCTTGGCGCGGCAGGCGCGTCAAGCGGGGCAAGGTGGTTATCATCGCGGCTGAGGGCGGCTCAGGCATCGGCAGGCGCGGCGAGGCGCTGGCCCAGCACCACGGCTTCGACCTGCGCGACGCGTTCGACATCCACGTCATCACGGCTGCGCCCAACTTCCTCGACAGCGAGGACATCGCCGAGGTGATCGCGCAGATCGAGGCGCTGGGCGACGTCGACCTCGTGATCGTCGACACCCTCGCGCAGGTCACGCCGGGCGCGAACGAGAACACGTCTGAGGACATGGGCCGCGCCCTCGCCAACCTGCGCCTGCTGCACACGGCGACGCGCGCCATGGTGCTCGCCGTACACCACGCGGGCAAGGATCTCAGCAAGGGCTCGCGCGGCTGGTCGGGCATCAAGGCCGCAGCCGACGTGCAGATCGAGGTGGTGCGCCACGAGGACAACACCCGCGAGATCGTCATCGAGAAGATGAAAGACGGCGAGGACGGCCTGCGCTGGCCCTTCAAGCTCGAGGTGGTCGAGTTGGGCGTCGACGAGGACGGCGACCCCGTGACGAGCTGCGTGGCCGTCGAGACCGAGGCGCCGGTGCGCCAGCCGGACGAGGACCGCAAGGGCGTCAAGCGTCGCGGGCGGGTCGAGAACCACATCCTCGAGGTCATGTCGATGTTCGGCGCCGAGAGCACCGTGCCCGCGATCGACCTCATCAACAAGGCGGCGGACCTGCTCCCCGCGCCCGAGGAAGGCAAGCGCGACACGCGCCGGCAGAGCGTCGTTCGCGCCATCAACACCCTCAGCCGTGAGAAGGACGGCCCGCTCAAGCTGCAAGGTAACCTCGTGATATTCTACGAATAATCGCTATGCCGTAATTTTTTGCAAATAGGGGGTTGCAATATCTTTTTACCGCGCCCATATACTGCACATCAACAACGCAGGAGTGAATGACATGGCTACCCAACCGAATATCGTTGACCTCGCCTCCGCTGTCGCCGACCGTCTGGGCGACATCAAGGCGCAGATCGCCGAACTCAAGAAGATCGAAGCCGATCTGATCGAACGTCTGATCATCAGCGGCGAGACCGCCGTCGACGGTTCGCTGTTCCGCGCCACCGTGAGCTACGTGTCCGAGAGCAGCAGCCTCGACGCGAAGGCTGCCGAAGCCAAGCTCCGCGAGCTGGGCGTCGATGGCCGCTGGTTCAGCAAGAACCAGAAGGTCCGCAAGGGCTACACGACCGTCAAGGTCGTGGCCCGCAAGGCTTGAGGGGAGTGAGCATGAGCGACGTTCTCGCAGCAGAATACACGGCGGGTACCAATCGGTATCCGCCCACCCTCTACATCAACCGGATCTCGGGTGGCCGCCGGTCGAACGTGGCCGCCTTCAACGTGAGCGGCAAGCGCGAGGCGCGCCAGCTCGCCAAGCAGCACGGCGCACAGCCGTGGAACTTTTGAGGAGACAGACAATGGCAGACCGCACCACCTACCGCACGTGGGAGATCAAGCGTCTCGTTGAGGAGGCGCGCTACAACCCCAACCGCGAGCTGGCGATCGCTCTGGGCGAGCGCCTCGAGGACTTGGACTTCGACGCGGACGAACGTCTCGCTGAGGCCGAGGAGCGCGCACGCGACGCTGAGCGCGACGCCAACAGGCTCGACGATCGGATCTACGAGCTGGGCATGGAGAACGACCAGCTCGAACTGATGATTAGCCAGCGTGACGATGAAATCGCAGATCTGCAGGCGCAGATCGAACAACTGCAAAAGGGAAACTGATACATGATTAAGATCGAAGTGACCGGCCACAGCATCGCTGAGGTGTCGGACAAGCTACTTGCCATCGGCGCGAGCCTGCAGCGCGACGTAGCCAAGAAGGAGGTGGCCGAAGCCAAGACGCCCAACGCCGAGACGCAGGCTGCTATCGAAGAAGTCGCGAAGGGCGAGACCGTCAAAAGCGAGACTGTCGAAGCGGCCATCGCTGAGTTGAACGAACCGGAAGCCCCGCCCTCTGAGCTCAACTTCGACACTGACGTCGCTCCGGTCGTCCTGCGCGTCGTCAAGGACAAGGGCAAGCCCGTGGCGCAGGAGATCCTCGCGCAGTTCGGCGTGGAGAAGGCGTCGAACCTCGATCCGGCGCGCTGGCCCGAGCTGGTCGCCGCCCTGCAGGACGCCCTGTGATGGCGCACGCTAAGCTCAGCCCGTCGGGGGCGCATCGCTGGATGCGCTGCCCCGGCAGCGTGGTGCTCGAGGCACCGTACCCAGACACTGGCAGCAGCTACGCCCGTGAGGGCACTGCGGCGCACGAGCTGGCGGCTCTCGTCCTCGAGAGCCCGCCCGCCACGGCGCAGGATTACGTGGGCAAGCGCATCGAGTTCGAGGACGACGGCGAGACCGTCCACTGGCCGATCACGCAAGACATGGCCGACTACGTGGACGACTACGTCAAGCTGGTGCGCGAGCGTGCCGAGGGCAAGACGCTCTTCGTCGAGTGCAAGCTGCCGATCGGGCACATCACCGGCGAGGCCGGCGCGACCGGCACGAGCGATGTCGTCATTGTCGACCACGCCAATGCCACGATCGAGGTGATCGACCTCAAGTACGGCATGGGCGTGCGCGTCGATGCCGAGGAGAACGAGCAGACGCAGCTCTACGCCCTCGGCGCGCTGGAGGAGTACGACATCCTCGGCGACTTCGCCTACGTCGCCATGGTGATCCACCAGCCGCGCCTCAACCACGTCAGCGAGTGGGTCATCACCGTCGACCAGCTCCTCGACTTCGGTCTGGAAGCCAGCCACGCCGCCCGCACCGTCGGTGACGCGGAGGCCTACGGCGCGGAGGCGTACCTGTTTCCTGCCGAAAAGCAGTGCCGCTTCTGCAAGGCGAAGGCGACCTGCCCCGCCCTGCGCGCTGAGGTGGCCGAAGTGGTCGGCGGGTCTGCCGCAGCGACCATCGACGAGTTCGCGGACTTCACGCCCGAGACGGTCGACATGCAGACGGGTGACAACTACCTGCCCATCGCCATGTCCAAGGTCGGTCTGGTCGAGGACTGGTGCAAGGCCGTGCGCGCAGAGGTCGAGCGCCGCCTGCTGGCAGGCCAGAACGTCGACGGGTACAAGCTCGTCGAGGGCAAGCGCGGCCCGCGCAAGTGGTCCGACGCCGATACCGTGGAGACACTATTCAAGTCCTTCCGCCTGCGGCAGGATGAGATGTACGATTTCAGCTTGATCTCCCCGACCAAGGCTGAGAAGCTGTTCAAACAAAACCCGAAGCGTTGGGCGAAGGTGTCTGAGCGCATCACCCAGAGCAAGGGGAAGCCGTCCGTGGCACCCGCCACCGACAAGCGGTCAGCACTGGCCGTTCAATCCGTCGCGGATGACTTCCGCGACTTCCTGCAAACTGACGAAGGATAATTGCAAATGGCTACTCGCATTACACTGAAGAACGTCGTTCTGGCTTTCCCCGCCCTCGCCGAACCCCAGTCGCTGGGTGAAGGCGAACCGGCGTACGGCGCCAAGTTCCCGATCGTGCCCAACTCCGAGCAGCAGAAGCTGATCGAGGACGCGGTCGCGGCGGAGGCCAAGGAGGCTTGGAAGGACAAGGCGAAGAGCGTCCTGTCTCTCCTCGAAGAGGACGGCAAGGTGTGCTTCACCAAGAAGGTCTACAAGTCCAAGAAGACCGGCGAGCCCTATCAGGGCTTCGAGGGCAAGCACTACCTCTCGACCCGCAACGCCAAGACGCAGCCCACCGTGTTCGACCAGTACGGCGAAGAGGTGAGCGGCAAGGGTGACATCGAGCGCAAGGCGTTCAGCGGCGCTGTCGTCCACGCCTCGATCGAAGTCTGGGCGCAGGACAACAAGTGGGGCCGGCGCATCAACTGCTCGCTGCGCGGCGTCATGCTGACCGGCGAGGGTGAGAACGTCGGCGGCGGCTCGGCACCCGCCTCGGCGGATGAGTTCGCTGGTTTGGCTAAGGCCAAGGCGGACGCCGAGGACATCCTGTGAGCGAAGCTGGACACAACAGCGCCGACGATCGCCTGCGCCTCCTGATCGAACGCATCGAGCGTCTCGAGGAGGAGAAGCAGGGCATCGCCGACGACGTCAAGGACGTCTACCTCGAGGCCAAGGCGGTCGGCTATGATCCCAAGATCATGCGCCAGATCGTCCGCCTGCGGAAGATGAAACCCGACGATCGTGCCGAGATGGAGATGCTTCTCGACACGTACAAAAAGGCCCTTGGATTAGATCTCCTCTGAGCCTATACGAGCGGTGCGACGGAGAGACGTCCTCTCCCACCCGGCAGCGATGTTGCTAACTCTCCGTCGCACCCTCTATCTAGGCGAGCCGCGCGCGAGTGTGGGTTTGCTCCTGCGTTGTTGATACCTCACGCGCGGCTCACCTAGGTAGAGGGACACCCCAGCATGATCAAAGCAATCGAAACACGGTACAAAGGCTACCGCTTCCGCAGCCGTCTTGAGGCGCGCTGGGCGGTTTTCTTCGACTATCTCGGCCTGCGCTGGCAGTTCGAGCCCGAGGGCTTCGACCTGAGCGCGCACGGCCTTGGGTACTACCTGCCCGACTTCTTCCTGCCAGAGCTCAACTACTGGATCGAGGTCAAGCCGGAGAGCTTCAACCCGGGTGACACAGACGCATACCGGAAGTTGGCCTACGTCGGCGCGGCTACCAAAGCGGACGGCCTGTTGGTCGCTGGCGAACCTTACATCAACGTAGAGCGGGGCGGCTTCCAGCACTCAGGCAACGCGTGCGATCAGTGGTGGGTCGTGGGTGTTGTGGAGGAGGATGGCGGAGAGCACCACGCAGGCGCTACGGACGGCCCGTACCTGTTCTGCATCTGCCCCCTGTGCGACAAGATCGGCATTGAGTTCGATGGGCGCGGCGAGCGCATCTGCAGCGACGAGAGCTGCGGCAACAAGCGTACGCGCGAAGAAGCGGCAGCCTTGGGCTTCTGGCGCAGCCTGTACCACGGCGACAAAGCCTACAGCGGCGATCACCCCAAGATCGTGGCTGCTGCCGAAGCGGCGCGTAGCGCGCGGTTCGAACACGGTCAGTCGGGTGCTGCGTGAACGCGCTCTGGCTCGACACCGAGACGTGGTCTGATGTGCCCATCAAGCACGGCGCGCACCGCTACGCCGAGGCGGCGGGGGTGCTGCTTGTCGCGCTGGCGATCGACGACCATCCCACGGACGTGTGGGACACGCAGGACCGCCCTAGCTGGCGTGAGGATCTGCAGGCGCTGATCGACAGCGCCGATCGTGTGTTCATCCACAACAGCGCCTTCGACCGCACGGTGCTGCGCCATTGCGGCGTCACCATCCCCGTCGAGAAGGTCGTCGACACCATGGTGCTGGCGATGCAGCACGCCCTGCCCGGCTCGCTGGGGCAGCTCTGCGACATTCTCGGCGTCCCGCAGGATAAAGCTAAAGACAAGGAGGGCCGTCGTCATATACAACTGTTCACGAAGCCCTGCCCTAAGAATTGGAAGATCCGCAGGGCTGGTAGGGACACGCACCCCGATGAGTGGAACGCCTTCATCGAATACGCCCGCCTCGACGTGGACGCGATGCGAGACGTACACGGACGCCTTCCTCGATGGAACGCTGTTCGGGATGAGCGCGACCTATGGCTCATCGACCAAGAAATTAATGACCGTGGTGTCACCGTTGATAGCGGACTCGCCCGAGCTGCTGGACGTGCTTTTGACCGAACTGGAAGAGCTCTGGCCGATCGTGTGAAGGCGGTGACCGACGGCGCGGTGCCCTCGGCCACGCAGCGCGACAAGCTCCTGCTTTATCTGCGCGAGAGGCGCGGCGTCGTCACGCCCGACCTCACGAAGGCGAGCGTGGACAAGCTGCTCAAGGGCGCCCTCGATCCTGTGGCGCGTGAGCTGCTCGAGATCCGCCAGCAGGCCAGCGCCACCAGCCCCGCCAAGTATGCGGCCCTGCTCGACGCGGCGTCGTCCGACGGGCGGCTGCGCGGCACGATCCAGTTCTGCGGCGCCTCGCGCACAGGGCGCGACGCCGGCAGGATCTTCCAGCCGCAGAACCTGCCCCGATCGCCTGACTGGTTCGACGGCGACGTGCAGGAGCTGACGATCGAGGCGTTCAAGCACGACTGCGAGGACATCCTCTGGGACAACGTCAGCGAGCGGTGCGCCTTCGCCGTGCGCGGCTGCCTTGTCGCCGCGACGGGCAAGAAGCTGGTAATCGCCGACCTGTCGAACATCGAGGGGCGCGTGTTGGCGTGGTTGGCCGACGAGCAGTGGAAGATCGAGGCCTTCAAGGCGTACGATCGCGGCGAGGGGCCCGACCTGTACAAGGTGACCGCAGGGCGCATCCTCGGCAAAGACCCGCGCGAGGTGACGAAGGAGGAGCGCCAGACGCAGGGTAAGGTGCCCGAGGTCGCTGGGGGCTACGGCGGTGGCCTCGGTGCCTACCGCACCATGGGCGGCGACGTGTTCAACGCCATGGACGACGAGCGCATCATGGACATCGTCCACGCGTGGCGCAAGGCGCACCCCGCGACGAAGAAGCTGTGGTACGACGTGGAGGGCGCGATGCGATCGGCCCTCAAGAAGCCGGGCGAGAGCTTCGACGTGCGCGGCCTGCTGCGCTTCGACTACGTGCAGGGGCCGGACGGCGTGTCCTACGGGCGCATCCGCCTGCCGGGCGGGCGGTACCTGTGCTACCGCGACATGCGCACCGACGACGCCGGCAAGCTGCTCTACGACGGTGTCAACCAGTACACGCGCAAGTGGCAGCCCCTCGAGACCTACTACGGCAAGCTGGTCGAGAACATCGTGCAGGCCGTGGCGCGCGACGTGTTCATGGCGGGCATGCGGCGGGCGGAGCTGAGCGGCTACCCGGTCGTCCTGCGCGTGCATGACGAGCTTGTCTGCGAGGTGCCGGACGATCCGGCCTTCACACACGAGGCTCTTGCTGGCATGATGGCGCACAACCCGAGTTGGGCGATCGGCCTGCCGCTCTCGGCTGCCGGGTTCGAGGCGCACAGATACCGCAAGGAGTGAGTGATGTTCACCCAACTCGACCCGCCGATCCCGTTGGATACACCCAAGGGCGCGGGTCTGGCGCTGGCCGTCATAGACTACGGCCTCGAACACAGCCTGCTCTGGGTCGTTGCGCTGGACGCCACCGGCGAGATCTGGTGCGTGCCGAACAGCGACGCCCGCGCGCAGAAGAACTGGTCGGCAGGGCGGAGGACGGCATGACCCCCGCAGGTAAGCTGCAGGAGCACCTCAAGCAGCGCGTGCAGAAGAGCGGCGGCCAGTACCGCAAGGTGCGCTGGGAGGGCCGCAGGGGCTGTCCTGACTGCTTCATCTGGTGGGACTGGCCCCACGCCGCCTTCGTGGAGATCAAGGCCGAGAGGGACGTCGTGAGCGCCATACAGCGCCGCGAGATCGAGCGCATGCGCGAGGACGGCGTGCCGGTCTACATAGCGTCGACAGTCGAGGATCTGGAAAAAATTATCGAGGAAGTGCGCAAGGGGGTTGTAAGCTGAGCTTACCTGTGGCAGGAGGGTGCATCAACAACGGAGACCTGCCATGTGCAACTCGATCAACTGCTCGCACGACCTTAACGACGACCTGTCGGACATCTTCGGCGGCGACATCGCCGACGTGGCTTCGGCCAACGAATTCGCACAGGCGGTCACAGCCAAGGCCACCAGCTCGGTGACCTTCGAAGAGAAGTGCCCCGACTGCCGTGGCAGCGGCGTGTTCCGCAGCTACACTGGCCGCGTCGTCGGCGACTGCTTCAAGTGCAAGGGCAAGGGCGTGCGTCGCTTCAAGACCTCCGCCGAGCAGCGCGAGAAGGCGCGCGCGTCGGCTGCCGCCAAGCGCGAGCAGCAGGCCGCAGAGGCCTACGCCAGCGCCGTCGCTTGGCTCGAGGCCAACCCGATCGAGGCCGCTTGGCTGCGGGAGCCGGTGCGGGGGGACTTCACCTTCCACGCGGACATGCTCGCCAGCCTGCAGAAGTACGGCCACTTCACCGAGCGTCAGGAGGCCGCCGTGCGCAACGCCGCCGCCAAGAGCGCCGCGCGCAAGGCGCAGTGGGCTGCGGAGAAGGCCGACCGGGAGGCAGGTGCCGCCGTCCTGAGCATGGCCAAGATCCGCGAGGGCTTCGCCAACGCCGTCCAGCACCTCAAGCGCCCCAAGCTGCGCATCGCCGACGTCCAGTTCTCGTTGGCACCGGCGCACGGTCGCAACGCTGGCTGCATCTACGTCGTGCGCGCCAGCGACGACACCTACCTCGGCAAGATCACGCCGGAGGACAAGTTCCTCACGTCGCGTGACTGCACCCAGACCGACAGCGACACGGTCGCCCGCGTCGCCGCCGATCCGGCTGCCGCAGCCGAGGCTCACGGCCACCAGTACGGGCAGTGCTCGTGCTGCGGTCGCGAGCTGACCAACCCCGAGAGCGTCGCACGCGGCATCGGGCCGATCTGCGCAGGACGGTGGGGCTTCTAAGCCCCACCAACACAATCAACAACGGAGACACCGCCATGAGCAAGACCCCCGGCCAGATCGCCTACGAGGAAGACGTCCGCCGCAAGCCCAACTACCACCCGCGCGTTGACGGCACCGTGCTGCCGCGCCGGTCGTGGGACCAGCTTGGCGCGATCGAGAAGTGGTCGTGGGAGAAAGACCCCACGCCGAGGAGCTGGTGACATGAGCAAGCTGGAAACGCAACTCGTCGAGCTCAACAGGCGTGTGCAAGAGCGCGTCGCTCGCGGCATGGATCGCGAGCGCGCGATGATGCTCACCGTCATGGAGATGGGCGGCAAGATTACGATTGTGAGGGGTTGAGAGATGGTCAGAATAGCAAGCGAAGATCCCGAACAGGCGCGCAAGGACGCAGCGGCTCGTGGGCTGCTCGACAGCTACGAGCGTGCAGCCGTGGACGTGTTCGAGTGCAACGGCATCCCGGATAGCTGGGACGACGAGGAACAGCAGGACATCGACGAGGCCAAGCTGGAGGCGGCGAACCGCCTCCTGCGCATCCGCAAGCGCCTCTTCGCTATGGTCACCGCCTCGCAGGCTGACGGCGTGTTGATGCCGCCAGAGGCGTTGACCGCCATGTGCGACGAGGCCCGTCACGATGAGATCAACCGCGCTGCGGATTGGATGCTCTCGATCGCGGGCAAAGCCCTAGAGCGCGGCGGGAGCGCGGATCGGGAAGAGGCTCAGTTTCTCTTCCGCTACGCGTCCCTCCTGCGTGACATGTCGCCCTTCCCCTACGTGCCGAGAAAGGCGCAGGATGCCCACAGCTTTTAAGCCCCACGACTATCAGCAGGACGCGATGGCGCACATCTACGCCACGCGTCGCTGCGCCCTGTGGATGCCCATGGGCGGCGGGAAGACTGTCACGACGCTGACGGCCCTCGATAACCTCAGCCTGCTGGAGGATGTCTACCCCGCACTCGTGCTGGCACCGCTGCGCGTCGCCCGATCGACATGGCCGGAGGAGGCCGCCAAGTGGCCGCACCTCAAGCACCTGCGCGTCAGCGTCGTCACCGGCACGCCCAAGCAGCGTCAAGCGGCGCTTGACACTCCGGCGGACATCTACTGCACCAACTACGACAACCTGACGTGGCTGCGCGCCGCTCTGGGCGACACGTGGCCCTTCAAGACGGTCGTGGCGGACGAGTTCACGCGCCTCAAGTCCTTTCGCCTGCGGCAGGGCGGGTCCCGCGCGCGGGCGTTGGGGCAGGTGGCGCACAGTCACGTCAGCCGCTTTATCGGCCTGACTGGCACCCCTGCGCCCAACGGCGTGAAGGATCTCTGGGGGCAGGCGTGGTTCTTGGATAAGGGCCTGCGTCTGGGCCACACCTTCTCCGCCTTCAGCGAGCGCTGGTTCCGCAAGGGCTACGACGGCTACAGCCTCGTGCCCTACGACCACACGCAGGCCGAGGTCGAGGACAAGCTGCGCGACATCTGCCTAACCGTGCAGGGGCTGCGCGTTGACGAGCCGATCGTCAACCCGATCTACGTTGACCTGCCGCCCGCTGCGCGCAAGGTCTACGATGCCATGGAGGTCGAGATGTTCGCCGTCCTCAATGACGAGGGCGTCGAGGCGGCCAACGCGGCGGTGCGCACGCAGAAGTGCTTGCAGCTCGCCAATGGCGCGTTGTATGTCGACGACGACGGGAACTGGGAGGAGGCCCATGCCGCGAAGCTCGACGCCCTTGAGAGCATCATCGAGGAGGCGAACGGCGCGGCTGTTCTCGTTGCCTACAATTTCAAGCACGATCTACAGCGGCTACAATCTCGTTTCCGTCAAGGTCGGGTCTTGGACGCTGACCCTGACACGATCAAGCAGTGGAACGCGGGAAAAATTCCGCTGCTATTCGCTCACCCTGCATCGGCGGGGCACGGGCTGAACCTCGCCGACGGGGGCAACATCATCGCCTTCTTCGGCGTGAATTGGAACCTCGAAGAGCACATGCAGATCATCGAGCGCATCGGCCCGATGCGCCAGAAGCAGGCCGGTTACGACCGACCGGTCTTCATTTACCCGATCCTCGCCCGGGGCACCGTTGACGACCTCGTCATGGAGCGCCTGTCGAGCAAGCGCAGCGTCCAAGAGGTGCTGCTGGAAGCAATGCAGAGGAGGAAGAAATAATGGTTAAAAAATACGACATTCACGGTGCGCCATACCACGAGCCGCCGTACACGGAGGAAGAGATCTTAGAAGGCGCTCGCCGGTCAAACGGCGGGGTGGTGGCTTTTAGA